AATCTCTTTTCCCTTTTTGAAAAAGTACAAGGGAATTCTACCCATAAAATCTCTGGCAAATGTCAAGTACTGTTTCTGTTCATCTAACACAGCAAACCCAAACATTCCATCAAGTGTTTTGATACAATCAGTTTGGTCTAGGTGAAACATATTCAATAACAACTCTGTATCACTACCCGTATGTAAATCGAATTTCTCCTTATGAGGATTCATACTATGCCACAATTCACCATTGTAGACTAAGGAGTAATTTTCTTTTATCATAGGTTGATCTGATTCTTCGGTCAACCCTTGAATAGAAAGTCTATTATGTCCCAAGTAAGTGTTTGTTTTAGTATTAAATTTAATACCTTTACTATCTCTTCCCCGATGATCAATAAGTTTCAAGGCCGCAATAAATTGTTTTTTAGATGTAAAAATATTACCAGTAACAAATCCACACATTAATCATCTCCAAATAATGAATTTGATTTTCTTTCTAAAACTACTCTACTATTTCTTTCGGGTGGACGATATGTTGGGTTATCGGCCAATAACCATTGTATTTCTTGAAACACCATACTGAAATATCGTTCATCATATTGGCTTAGTCCTCGTGCTTCCCATGCTGTGTGTTTATGATACTTTACTTTTCCTGTTGCTATTAATAAATCTCTACCATCAGGATCTAACATATCCATTTGAGCATTTGTTATTCTATCATCAAGTACAGCTTCAAGTAAGGCTCCATTATCTATACACACAGGTCTTGATATTGAAATAATGTTTCCTTTAAAGTATTTTAATACTACTTTGTTCAAGATTGGAAAGTCTGTAGGAGATGAAGTAACTATTATAGTGTCAAAATTATTAGTATTAGGAATTGGATCGCGTGAGGTAATCTTTGTTACCTTACTCTCAAAATCCCATGGAACAGCATTACCAATTTTCCCTGCTCCTAATATTAAAATATTTTTACCCATCTTGAATCTACCAATCCAATTTGCTACATTGTATGTATCTGGATCTAAACATACAACACCTACACCATTTTTCTCGGCTAGTTCTAAATTGATGTTATCTGATCCATGTGCTCTACATTGAATCCATTTAAGATTAGGATATGCATCAAATGTTTTTTGTCCTATCTTGGAAAACTTCACACTCAATACTTCTGTTTCAAGATCACGTTCAATCTCATCTTGAGATCCCATAATTAGATAATCTTCCCATTCCATCTCATTATCAGTAATTTCATCCCAAGTTTTGAAGTAATCATCAAACTGAAATAATTGGTTCATGTCTTTTTTGTCTTTTAATACTACTCTACTCACCAGTTACCTCCAAGATTCCAAAATAAAATTTCACCTTTAAATTTATCAATGTTTTGTTCTAACCAATACCACGCTTTCTTATCCCAGAACTCATTACATGGAAATGGAGTTTCATACGAATCCATCAAATCATCAAATTCAAATTCACTCTTGACTATTTCAACTTGTTCTGTTGGTTCGATACCATATTTTTTAAATTTCTTTTTAATAGTATCTACGCCTGATACACATACAGTATGAAAAGTTCTTGTATTTCTTGTATCAAATAGTTGTGGCCACGGCTCATGTTCCATCATCATTCCAAGACAAGTAACTCCTGACCCAGAAGAAACAACCAAATGATCAAAGTCCAATTCTTTTTTAACTTCTCTTAATCTTTGTTTTTGTGTTTTAATATACTCTAGATGATCAAACGCATAAGGTAATCTAATGTAATCTTTTTCTCTTGCTATCTGACCTACTTTGTTGTACATAATGTTCATCATATTAGGTTTAATAGGAAGAACGTTTTCAGATTTTTCTAGAATATGTTGTGGGAATTTTTTAGATTTGGGATAGGCCATGATAAATTCATAGTCTAATTCTTTTGCAACTTCTGCCAAAGCCCATCCAGACCATGAACCAAAAACTGAAAGATGTATTAGGGGTTTTTGAGGATTAATAGTCTTTAATACTTCACGTAGAGCAGTCAGTTTCCCCCATGGCGGATGTTCAATTCCATCTCCCATGAGATCATCACGTTTAACATGAACAGTTTTATTTTTTATTTTGTACTGTTCTAATGGTGTAATTTCATTAATCAAAAAACCCCGCTAACGTAGATTTTTCTGTTGTTGCTTCAGAGAGTTTTTTCTTTTTGATAGGTTCTTGAACAACAGCCGGTCCCATACCCCCCAAAGTAGAATCTTTATAAGGAGCAAAAAGATCAACATCTTTTCCGCCAGGCTTTTGAAAACACCAGACAGATTCAACGAACCACTTTGCTTGCCATTCATCGTATTTTGCTTTTCTCTCTTCATGAGTATCACCCTCAAATGATTTTATACTTTTTGGTCTAGCCATAATCCTCATTCCAATTTGACCTTTGAAATGTTCCTTAAGATCATTTACTAAATCATCACAAGATTTATGTCTCTTCCCTTTGACTTTTGGGTCCATAATGTTTACCATCAACCAACCACCGGGAGCAAGTTTTTCAAAACACTTTTTCATTACAGGAAGATAAAATCCATCTCTCCATGCTTCATAGGAATTATATCGACTCCATGATTGATCACTCTCAAACTTACTACCTTCAGCATATCGTTCTGTAGCAAAGTATGGTGGAGAACTAAACATGATATCAATATCATCCGGAATTTCATCCCACGGCAGGTCCTCTGCCGGTGATCTATAAATTTTTACTTTCTTTTTACCTTCAACTGAAAACCATTTATCACCAAACTCAGATTTTGGTTTTTCACAACCTAACCAGTTTTCGTACTGTACTGCCATCTTGTGATAATTTTCATGTAGATCACCATTCGGATCCATACCATAATATTCTTCAGCATTAGAAGTAAAAAATCCCGTCATGCGATCACCCCAACCCGAACTTGTATCTAAAACTTTTTTCGACTTTGTTAAATCGTAAAATGCTTTTGCTACTGAAGGTTTAAATTGAGTGGCAAAATATGCGCCTACACGAACACCCTCAATATACAAATTGTTTTTCAAAGGTGATTCACATTTTGGATGTAGTCTCCATATCGGTGAAAGTATTTGTTTCAAATCTGTTTGATCATCCCACATTGTAATCGGACTAGGTGATCTATCATAACTACATTTCATTCTTTCACGATTCATAAAGGCATCTGCAATAGTATTATAATTTGAACTAAAATTTAAAATGCCTAATCCCCATTCAGGAAAATTACCCACATAGTCATCATATTTTTCATGAACCGTTTTACATTTTTCTTTTGGGAAAATATTATCTTTTAGATTGAGATCACACAAGCCATAAAATAATTTTCTAACTTCATGCATTTCAAATTCCCGGAATGGGAATTTAGGGTGGTGTTTTTCAAAGAAATGAATCATAGTATCGATCATGACTTTAGCCCGTTTAGACATAGGCAAAGAAATATCAGGATCAAGATACTTTGTATTTAGATTTTGCCAGGTGAATAAATCGAATATTGGCAAACCATATTCATTCGTGTTATCTTCATATATTTTTAATAATTCTTCATTCATAGAGAAAGTCCTGTTGCCGCAGAAAGATATTGGCTCTCCATATCCTTTTTGGCTTTACCTTTTGTCATAACTTGATCACTAGAAATGGTAAATGATGTATCAACAGAAGCCATCATCCACGGCACTACAGCTATGCCCATTTGACCTTGTTGAGTGGGTACCGTCTGAAGTGTCATTGGAGTTTCCAAAATGAGTGTATCATTTTCTCCTTCTGTAATTCGTGCTATTACCTCTTCACCTGTTTTCAACTTTAATATATAAACTTCTTTTGACATCTATTACCTTTATTTAAATTCACAATCTACCATCATCTCTGTGAGACAGGCGACTAAATTAATTTCTTGATCTGCAACAAATGCAGACTTGTATTGATATTCAGCAATAATAAGAACAGCTTGAGGAATCGATGTATCCTTGAGATGTTCATGTATTCCATCATAAATCTTACGAAAAATCTTAACTGGATCATTATCGATATTTTGAGTAACCCATTTACGAACTTCTGAAAAATGTTTTTCTTTCAATGCTTTCATTAATTCAAGAAGATTGATTTCGCCAATCTGTGCCAAGATACCGGCATCAATAACACCACCGGCCGAATATCTTTGAAGTTCGTTTATAACTCTCCGCATATCTGGAAAGTGTTTCAAAACTAATTCAACAAGAACTTTTTCATCAAACTGTACTTCTTTTGTCTTTAATATCTCTTTAACTCTTACTAAACATTCTTGTCCAAGTTTCGGTTTCTCTGATCTAGGAATTACAAATTCTATAACAGAGCAACGACTATGGATAGGATCGATGATCCGATTACGAAAATTACAAGTAAAGATAAAACTAACATTGGCGCTAAATTTTTCAATGAACCCCCTTAGTGCAGGTTGAACCGAATCAGCATTCATATAATCTGCCTCATCGACTATTACTACTTTTCTTCCACCTTGCATGGAAACAGAACTACAATATTGTTGTAGAGTAGTTCTAACAGTATCTATGTTTCTTCCTTCATTCGATCCATTGATCATTAAATAGTCTAAACCAATTTCATCACACATAGCACGAGCTATTGTAGTTTTACCTACACCAGCTCCGCCAGACAAAAGTAGATTTGGAATTTTACCATCATCAACGAAACCTTGAAAGACTTCTTTGGTTTGTTCTACTAGAATACAATCCGCCACAGTTTTGGGGCGGAATTCTTCAACCCACAAAAA